GCCGGTCTATACGGGCTGGGACCTTGGCATAGACGACTACACGGCAGTCTGGTTTGCCCATGTGCTACACGGGGCGGACGGCCCGCGCATCCGCGTCATCGACTATTACGAGGCGAGCGGGCTCGGCGCCGATGACATTCTGGCCGAGGGCCTGCCGGAGTATAGCGCAGACTTCCAGGACCGCGTTGCGGCCTTGGTCGAGTTGGGGCGGAGCGAGCCGTTTGAGTACGGCCGGCATTTCCTGCCGCACGATATCGGCAACCGCGAATGGGGTGCAGGCGGCAAGACGCGCATTCAGACGATCAACGCGCTCGGGGTGCCGCTGGACAAGATCAGCCGGGGGGTGGCGCAAGACCCCGAGGAGCGCGTCAACGCGGTACGGCGACTGTTGCCCATCTGTGAGTTTCACCAGTCCAAGCGGGTGATGCTGGGGCTGTCCCGGCTGCGGCGCTACAGCCGCAAGAAGAATGAGGCGCTGGGCACCTACGTTGGTCCGCTGCATGACGAAAACAGCCATGGGGCTGATGCGTTCGGGGAGTTCGCGATCAACTGCGGCATTGTTGCCCCCAGGATAGAGCCGCCCAAGCCGAAGGCGCCCCCACCCGGCAAGTTCATCGCCCCGCCCCCGCCTGAGCCCAGCAGCGGCAGAAGGATACGGATATGATGCTGGTCGCCATCCGATCACCGCTTCTGCTGAGGTTCTTCTGGGGGCAGCGCGAGGTTTATCCGTCGCGCGTCGAGGCCCATCCGCTCCTGTGGTGGCGTTGGTTTTGGCGGGCGCGGAAAGAGGCCCGTTGTGGGGTCGTGTATGCGGCCCCCGGCTTTAGCCAGCGGGAGCGCACCGAAGATCGTGTCGAAAGAGCCTTCGCCTCGGATGGGTCTGCCATCGAGCATCGGCGGCTGACATTCGACGAGTGGGCCATGCTGGACGCCAAGCGCGAGCATTTCCGCCGCAAACGCGAATGGGCCAAGGCCGATGCCATCCGCGCGTATATCGAGGCGAGCGGCATCCCCGTTTATGATGCGGCAGTAGGGCAGCAGCATGGCTGACGAGATCATGACAAAGGATGAGCGCCGCCGCCGCGCATACCAGTTATTGGCCCGCATCACGCCGTCTCGCCCGGTGTGGGTCGGGGACGATGGGGTGTTCCGCCTCGGACATTCTGCCGACATGACCGAGATGCTGGAGCGTCTTGGGCACAGGACAGTTGCCGCATGACCGACATCGCAGAATACGGCGACAGCGAGCCGTTGCCCGATGTGGCGCCCAAGAGCGCGCGGGCATGGCTGGCTCTGATCACGGCCGCCGAGCGCGCCTTTGCCGACTGGCAGCAGCGCGCCGACAACATCGACAAGCTGTATGCTTCGCTGAGGCATCTGGCCAATCCGGGCCGGGATCGCGAGTTCGCCCTGTTCTGGGCAAATATCCAGGTGCTTGGCCCTTCGGTCTATGCTCGCCCGCCCGTGCCTGTCGTGGTGCCAAAGTTCAAGGATCGCCGTCCGCTCTATCGGGTCGCGTCCGAGCTATTGGAGCGTTGCTGCGTCGTCTCGTTCGACATGACCGACATCAACTCGGTCATGCTGCTGTTGCGCGATGATCTGACCATCGTCGGGCGCGGTCAGCCGTGGGTGCGCTACGAAACCAAGTCGGAATCGGCCGGGGCATCCGAGCGGCTTGTCATCGAGCATCTGGACCGCAAGGACTTCCTGCACGAGCCGGCGCGCAACTGGATGGAAGTGGGCTGGGTGGCGCGGCGCGGCTGGATGACGCGCAAGGAGATGCGCAAGCGCTTCCGCGCGACTTCCGGCGATGCCTACCAGCAGGCGGCATTCGAGGTGCGGCGCGAGGATCGCGACAATGGCGCCGCAGATCAGACGCTGAAAGCCGGCGTGTGGGAAATCTGGTCCAAGACCGAAAACCGCGTCGTCTGGGTGGCCGAGGGCGTCGACGTGCTGCTCGATGATGATGAGCCGCACTTGAAGCTAGAGGGCTTCTTCCCGTGCCCCAAGCCGGCCTACGCCACGGTGCAGCGCCGCTCGCTCATTCCCGTCCCCGATATGGTCTACTACAAGGACCAGCTCGAGGAAATCAACGAACTGACGGGCCGCATCCATGCGCTGGCCTCTGCGGTGCAGGTCCGGGGCTTCTATCCGGCCGGTGCGGGTGAGATTGGCGAGGCCATTGAGGCGGCGCTGAAATCGGTCGACAACCGGCAGGTCATGGTGCCGGTCAGCAATTGGGCGGCGTTCGGCGGCGGCGCGGCCAAGGACACGATTGTCTGGCTTCCCATCGACATGATCGTGGCGACGATCACGCAACTGGTCGAACTGCGCCGGCAGGTCATTGACGACGTATACCAGATCATGGGCCTGAGCGACATCATGCGCGGGTCGACCGACGCCAACGAGACGCTTGGCGCCCAGCAGATCAAGGCGCAGTTCGGGAGCGTGCGCATCCGGGACAAGCAGGCTGAGTTGGTGCGCATCGCCCGTGACCTCGTGCGCATCTGCGCCGAGATCATGGCGGAGGAATTCGACACCAGGACGCTTCTGGACATGAGCCAGATGCAGATCCCCACCGATGCCGAGATCAAGGCGAGGATCGAAGCGCTGACGCAGCAGGCCGAGCAGCAGATGGCCGGGCTGGAGCAGCAGGCCATGCAGGCGCTGCAATCGCCCGAGGCCATGCAGCAGGCGCAGCAGAACCCCGATCAGGCCCACCAGATGCTGGAGCAGGCCCAGCAGCAGATCATTGCCCAAGTGCAGCCCCAGATCGAGAAGCTGACCCAGCAGCCCACGGTTGAGCAGGTGACGGCCTTCCTCAAGGACCAGCGCATCCGGCCATTCGTGCTGGACATCGAGACGGATTCGACCATCCAGCCCGATGAGCAGGCCGAGAAGGCTGCGCGGACGGAGTTTGTCACGGCGCTGGCCACGCTGATTACGCAGTTCACGCCGCTGCTGCAAACGGCACCAGAGATGGCGACCATGGTCGGTGCCGTCATCAAATTCGCCCTTGCTCCGTTCCGTGTCGGGCGTGAGTTGGAGGGGGCAATAGACGAGGCCATAGAGCAGGTCATCGCGAGGGCTCGCCAGCCGCAGGCCAATCCCGAGGCCGAGGCTTTGCAGGCCGAACAGCAGATGAAAGCGGCAGAATTGCAGGCCCGGATGCAGGAATTGCAGGCCAAGGCCGACGCCGAGCGGCAGAAGGCCGACGCCGATATGCAGATCAAGGCGGCCGAGTTTGAGGGCAAGCAGCGCGAGGCCGAAGCCAAGTTGGCACAGATCGCGGCGGCGACGGAACGCGAGGCGCAAAAGGGCGCAATCGAGATGCAGAAATTGCAGGTCGAGATCGAGGCCCGGCGCGAGGAACTGGCGATCAAGCGCGCGTCGGCGCAACTGGATGCCGCAGTGCAAGTGCAGAGCGCGGCCATTGATGCCGATAGCGCGGCACGGAATGCCGAGCAGTCCGAACGCTCATTTGAGCAGCAGTCGCAGCTTGCGGCCCAGAAGGCGACACAGCGGGGGGGCGTGTAATGGGCTGGCCCGTGGTCATCGCTGCCAACGGTCGCGGCATCCCGGTTACGGAGAGCCCGAACGGCACGCCGTACGAGATCGCAACCAACGGCTACGGCACACCCGTGGTGTTCGTCGACAAGGGCGGGCTGCCGGTGTCATCGGTGCTGCCTGTATGGGCGGCAGGCGCTTCGCAGGCGTGGGACTTCACGGCCGGCCGGTACTACAACAGCGCGGCGGTCCCGACCGACACACATGGGCAGACGATCAACGCCGACGATGCAGCGGGTGCGTACTCTGCGTTTGCGCCGAACACGCTGGTGCGCACGAGCCGGGGGTTGCAGACTACTCCCTCCTATACGCAATTCGCGACCAACCCGCAGGCCCCGGCCAACCAGACCATTAGCCTCGCGACCACCGGCACCTATACGCTGTGGATCGAAGGCACGGGCAGCGTGGCGGTAGCAGCCAACACAGCCGTTGGCTCGGGCTTCGGCTCGGCTTCGGCTGGGGCGCCTGTCGTCTTCGCCATCTCGACGGGCGGCACGGTCGATCTGACCGTCACGGGCTCGCCCACGCTGGTGCAGGTCATCAACAAAGGCTTCGTGCTGCCGCCGGTCTATTCGGCGATGACAGTCACCGGCAACCAGCAGGTGATCTCGGGCCTCGGGACGCAGCTCGCGGGTGGCGTGGCGGGGTTTGTGAAGGTGGATTTGAGGGCGATTGAGAACTTCAAGATATTCCTTCAACTCTACACCTCGTTAACCGATCGCGTATTTATCGATTTTGGTTCGGCTGGTGGCCCCCGGTGGTCAGGATTTTTGGGCGGGGTATCTCAAGGCAGCGGCGCTATTTCCGATGCGGCATTCCGCCAGACAGGGACCGCAACCATTGCTTTTGCTGTAACTGACAATGTTCGCCTTTTGAGGGTTGTGGGGGATGTGCAGCGAAGCGACCCCGGCAAGGCAATGCCGCCCATATCTAATCTGGCTATCGGTGGGGACGGAACGAGCGGAAACAATAATTCCTACCAGTTCACCAAACAACTTGTTCTGATCTACGGCACTCCCTCTCGTCCCATCAACCAAGCCCTGTTCGATGCGGTCTATGCCAAAGCCGAACAGGCTCACGCTGCTGCCGCCTGAGACTTGCGCTGCTTCCTCTATCGGCCTAGTCTATCCTCCATTGCGGGGCGAGATGGCGGTTGCAACGCCAATCCCGCCCCTGACCACAACACCAGTTGGAGGCTGGCATCATGGCTAACGAGAACATACACATTAGCGACCGTTCCCGCGACCATATCAATGCTCTGGAAGATGACGGCGACAACCCCAACAGCAAGGCGGTCTTGCTGATAATCGTCGCCGCTGTGGCCTTCTGGGTTATCGTACTGGCCATTGTCGTCTCCGTATGGCTCACCCCGGCGCAAGCAGCAGGCGCCACCTATGCCCGCCTGCACGACGGCCGCACGCTGATCATGCCGCCCGCCGCCATGCGCGCCAAGATCGAGCGGCAGTTCGACAAGGGCACGGCCCCTGCGGTCATGGAAGTGTCGCGCGCCGTCCTGCGCAAGCGCTGCACCGGCTACCATCCCGCATGGACCGGCTGCACCGTCATAATGGGCCGCACGCCCGTGATGGCGTACATCGTCTCCGGGCTGGACGCGCATGACCACCGCATCGTGCTGGTGCATGAGCTGGCCCACTACCTCTACGGCTGGCAGCACCGCTAGACCGCCCGCACATCGCGTATCCCAAGGCTCGCTTCGGCGGGCCTTTTTTATTGAGGGCTGCAATGCGCATTACCGGCAGCATCCGCTATCGCATCTGCCCCGATTGTGGCGACATGCACGATACGCGGGACTGGCCCGACAACCATCGCAGGCCCGACGAAGTGCTTGCGGCTCCGCTGGTGGTATCGGACGACATGCCGCCCGGACAGCACCCGTGGGACATGCGCACCTATGACAGCAAGTCCGGCTGGCGCAAGGCCAACAGGCAGGGCGGCTATATCGAGGTCGGGAACGACCCGCAGAGATTGAAGCCCAAGAAGCGCTCGCACGACAAGGCGGGCGTCACCAAGGCGATCAAGAAGGCCAAGGAAATGGTGTTCGGCGTCTAGAAACGGGCCCGCCACCAGTTGCTTGGTTCGCGGGAGATCGTCCCGTTGCCGATGGCTATCGGGCTGAGCCCAGAAGCAGCGGCGTTTGCCCTTAACCACACGCGCTTTGGGGTGTCGAACCCCGGCAAGGCTACTCCTGAGCCCCGGCATGCCGGGCACTGCTTCAGTCTTTTATACTACCAGCATACCCTCAGAAGGTAAATCACCATGACCGAAGCCGTCATCGACGGCGGCGCGCCCGCGCCTGCCGAAATCACTGGCGCCCCCATCCCGGAGGCCGTCGACATTCCCCAGCCGCTCGGCTCGCAGACGCCCGTGGCTGAAAAGCCCGAAGCCGTCATCGAGGCCAAGCCCAAATCGGCCGGCGAGGCCCTGCGCAGCGCCCTCGATAAGGTCAAGGCCAAGTCCGACGAACCGGCCAAGGATGCCCCCAAGGCAGACGCCAAGACGGTAGAGGCCAAGGTCGAGCCGGCCAAGGAGACGAAGCCCGTCCCGGATCGCGGCACTGACGGCAAGTTCGCCCCAAAGGCGGCGGAACAGCCCAAGGACGCCAGCCAGATCGCTCAGGAGGCGGCGAAGGCTCCGCCCGCGCCTGTTGACAGCGGCAAGCCGGCTTCAACGCTGCACGAGGCTCCGGCGCGCTTCGATGCGGCGGCCAAGGCGGAATGGGCCAATGCTCCCGAAAGCGTCAAGGGCGCCGTGCATCGCACCATCCGGGAACTGGAAACCGGCATCGAGGAGCACCGCGCTCGCTGGGAGCCGATCAAGCGCTACGATGACATGGCCAAGCAGTACGGCACCGATCTGCCTGCGGCGCTCGAACGCTACGTGGCCATGGATACGCTGCTCAGCCGCGACATAGGGCAGGGGCTCGACAGCATCATCCGCGACAAGACGGGCGGCCAGTACGGCTTGCGCGAGTTCGTGGCGCAGATGACCGGCCAGCAGCCCGATCAGGCGCAGACGCGTGCCGATGCCACTATCCACGAGTTGCGCCAGCAGATCGGCCAATTGCAGCAGCAGATCGGCGGCGTCGTCACCCATGTCAGATCGCAGGCCGAAACCGCGACTGCGGCACAGGTGGCCGAGTTCGCGCGCGGCAAGAACGATTTCGAGGCCCTCGCCCCGCACATTGTGGAGCATATCCGCAACGGCAAGGATCTCCAGACGGCCTATGAAACGGCCCGTCAAGACGCCGAGGCATTGGCCCGCACCCTCGGGTACGTGCCGGCCTCGCAAACACCTCAGCAGCCGCTCAGCCCGGCTCCGCAGCCCCATCCGCTCAACCCGGCGGGGCAGAAATCCATCTCCGGCGCCCCTGCCACCGGCTCAGACCCGGCCTCGAAAACGAGGAACGCGCCCGTCCCCTCAATCCGAGACGCCCTTGTCCGCGCCAGAGCGCGCGTGGGCTGAACCCCAAGGATAACCCAA